ACATATTTAGGTTCTACAGGAAGTGGATTACAAATTAGAACTGGAACTGATAGTGCTTCAACTAAAGTTACTGTTGATACATCAGGCAATGTTGGAATTGGAACAGATAGTCCTGATAGAAATCTTCATATAGAAACAGCAGGAGACAGTTATTTGCGAGTCTCAGGCAACAGAGGTAATGCTAATGACCTTCATGTAGGTAATATTGAGTTTGAAAATAGTTTTGGTAGTGCTGGTGTTATTGCTGAAATAAGAGCAATAACTGGAAATAGTGGTACTCAAAGCACAAAAGGTCAATTAGCTTTTTATACTGATGATGGTTCTACATACGCAGAACGTATGAGAATAGACTCATCAGGCAAAGTTGGAATTGGAACTAGTAGTCCTGCACAATTACTTGAAGTTAGTGGTAATGGTGGAAAGTCAAGATTTACAAGAAGTGGTAGTGCTGGAACTACTATGGAGTTTTATGCAGGTGGTTCACAATCGGGTGGTATACAAGTTCAATCTACAGGTCTTGGTATAAGTGGTGGAACAGGTGAAAATCATGTTTTCATAGATACTTCAGGAAACTTAAGAGTAAATACTACTGCTGGTGTTTATTCGGGCGGAGAAAAAATGTCAATATTAGCTTCTTCTTCGGAGGGACTAGGAATAAAAACAACAAGTGCCACGAAACAATGTTTAGGCTTATATAATTCAGATGCTGGTGGAGCAAGACATTTTGTTAGATTTGCACTTGGGGCATCAGGTAATGAAGTCGGTAATATTACATCAACAGGAACTACAACAGCCTACAACACCTCATCAGATGCAAGACTCAAAGATGTTACAGGTGAAGCTAGAGGTCTTGAAGTAATTAATGAACTCAACCCAGTAGCCTATAACTGGAAAGAATCAGGACAAGCTGACGAAGGTCTTATAGCCCAAGAAGTAAAAGAGATAGTACCAAATGCAGTATCAGGTTCTGAAGAAGAGATGTATCAAATGGATTACAGCAAACTTGTAGTACATCTTGTAAAAGCTATACAAGAACAACAAACAATAATAGACGATTTAAAAACTAGAATAGAAACATTAGAAGGATAGTGATAGACTAATACTTTTAATTAGGAGAATTAATTATGGCAGAAGCTAATGACAACACAGTAAACGAAGAACCAAAGGTTTTAACACTTACTGAAAAGGTAGATGACAAAGATGTTAATAAACAATATCTTATAGATGACATGTCTGATGAAGGTAAAGTTTTATATAACAAACTAGCCATCATTCAAAAACAAAAGAATGAATTGGTTGCAAATGCACAGTTTGAAATAGAAAAAGCAGATGTACTAATCAATCATTACATGGCAGAACTCAAAGAGAATTTGCCTGAAGAAATGGAAGTAAATGATGAAGATGCCGAAAGTGGAGATAACAAACCCAACTGATCTCACTAAGTTGGAATTGCACGAACAGATATGTGCATTACGCTATGAAAATATAGAAAGGCGTATGGAATCAGGTTCTAAAAGATTTGTTCGTATGGAACATCAAATTTGGGGTCTGTATGCATTAATCATTGCATCACAAGTCATAGGAGCATTTATCTAATGGCAGGATTAACAGTAAGCGTAGAACCAACGCAAGAGCCAGTAACATTACAAGAAGTTAAAGAATACTTACGAGTAGATGATTCTACTGACGAAAGGATTATTAGACCTTTTATAGAAACAGCTAGAAGGTTCTGTGAAGAACACACAGGTAGAGCTTTGATGACTCAAACATTAATACTTTATTTAGATGCTTTCCAAGATTCTTTTGACCCTTTATGGGAAGGATTAAGAACTGGTCCTTACCTTAATTATTATAAAAACTATGTAGTTTTACCAAGATCGCCAGTAGCTTCTGTAACCCATGTTAAGACCTATGATGATTCAGATACAGCTACTACTATGGATGCTACTAAATACTATGTAGACAATGCTAGAGAACCAGCAAGAATTGTTTTAAGAACAGGCTCATCTTTTCCTACAGCACTAAGAGTAGCTAATGCTATAGAAGTTAAATATATAGCAGGTTACACATCACAATATAATATTCCTGAACCAATAAGACTAGGCATACTACAACACATAGCTTACCTTTATGAGCATAGAGGTGATATGTATGATGCTAAATTGCCTTATCCACCAATGTTAAGGTCTTTATATGCACCATATGTCGTGCATAAAGGTTTAGGCTCATCTTCATTAATGGCATTAGGTTAATATGGCTAACAGTATCGGCAAGATGCGATATAGGGTTAAAGTAGAAAACGCTACTAATACTCGTGATGCAGGTGGTGGTCTTTCACAATCTTATTCTCCAGTCACATTTATATACGCCAATATAAAGCCAACTAATGCTAATAGCACATATAGGCAAGGCATGGTTCAAGAGAAGGTAACACACGAGGTTACAATTCGTTATATGAGCAATATATCTACTAATAGTAGGGTTACTTATGGTACTCGTAACTTTAATGTTAAAGGTATTGTAAATGTTGATGAAAGAGATAGATTCTTAAAATTGTTATGTGAAGAAGGCGTAGCAATATGAGTATTGATTTAAAAATCACCAATCTAAAAGCATTTAACAAAAAGTTAGAAAAAAGATTAAAAGATAACAAAGTTAAAGAATATGTAACTCGTGGAACAATGATGGTGCAAAACACAGCTAAAGAAAGCATATTAAAAGGTGGTACTGGTAGAACATACGAAAAGTATGAACCAAGAAGAACACATACAGCATCTGCACCGAATCAACCACCTGCTAGTGATACAGGATTTTTAGTCAGTCAAATTACAATGGATGTAGATGTTAAGTCCAATGGAACTGTTGTAGGTCAAATTATATCATCAGCACCCTATTCAAAGGCATTAGAGTTTGGAACAACACAAATGACTGAAAGACCTTTTATGCAACCTGCATTAGAAAAGAATAGAAGAAAGATAGAAAGCATGTTTAAAAAAGGAGTGCTTAAATGAGTATTGGACAGTTTCAATTACAGAGTGCTATCTATTCTGCTTTAAACGTAAGTGCGATCACATCTACTTTATCCTGTGGTGTTTATGATGAAGTTATAGAAGGCAACACCTATCCATTTATTACTCTTGGTGAAGAAACAGCCATTGATTACAGTACAAAAGATTTAACAGGTGGAGAATACACAATCAATATTCATATTTGGTCACAATACAAAGGTAGTAAGGAGACAAAACAAATAATGGACAAGGTACACGATTTATTGCATGATATAGACTTAACTGTTACTGGTTTCAATTTGATTAACCTCAGATTTGAATATAGTGATATAATGAGAGACCCAGACGGTGTTACTAGACATGGAGTCATGCGATTCCGAGCAATAATATTAGGAACTAACTAATTTATAGGAGAAAAAAATGGCAGCACAGAAAGGTTTAGATGTTTTAATGAAAATTGACATCAGTGGAACTAAAACTACTATTGGTGGTTTAAGGTCTACATCAATCACACTTAATGAAGAATCAGTAGATATAACTAATAAAGACAGTCTTGGTACTAGAACTTTATTAGCAGGAGCAGGAGTTAATAGTATTTCTATTAGTGGTTCAGGAGTATTTACAGATTCAGCAGCAGAAGTTGCAGTAAGAACTGCATTTCAAGCACAACAAAATACATCAAATGGTTCATCAGCACAAACAGCAGCATTTGAAGCATTTCAATTTATAATACCTAACTTAGGTACTTATACAGGTAATTTCCAAATTACATCTTTAGAGTACTCAGGTGAATATAATGGTGAAGCAACATACTCAATGTCTTTTGAATCAGCAGGATACATTACATTTGCAGCAGCATAAGGAGTAACTTATGGCTTGGGAAAAAGTATTACTTAAAATTAACAATCAAGATGTACATGGTATGTTTAATGGAGATCAATTAGATATACCAGTATGTGATATTAAAGATACTATCAAAGTAAATGGCAAAATGATGCAAGTTATGTCATCAGTCATTGATACAAGAGATAATATATTAAAAATAAAACTTGCAAAAGCAAGTGAATCAAAAGGAGAAAAGTCAGATGGCAAATCCACTAAAGGGTGAAATACCTCTAACACTAGGAAGTGAAACTTATAAATGCAGACTAACCATAGATGCATTAGTAAGAATAGAAGACGAACTAGATAAAGGCATTTTAGAATTAGCTACTGCCATTGCTGAAGCTAAAGTGCGTATTCGTACTCTCATAGTTGTTTTAAGACACGCCCTTAGAGGTGGTGGCAATGATTATGATGATAAGAAAGTAGGTGAAATCATTTCTAGTGTAGGAATAGTAGTAGCATCAACCGAAGTAGCTAAACTCTTAGTTGCAACATTAACCGATAACGACTCAGAAGAGGAAGTAGATAAAAAAAAAGTAGTAGCGTGAACTCTGTAAGCATCAACTGGGCAGATTATATAAAAATCTGTATAGGCATGATGAATATGAGACCTACTGATTTTTGGAATCTTTCACCTAGAGAGATGTATTTAGCAATATCAGGTTTTAAGACTTTTCATGCAAGTGGTGAAGAAAAAGAAGCACCTATGGATTCAGATAGGTTGCAAGAAATGATGGAGTTATATCCTGATGGCTAATAAAGTTGATGAATTAATTATTCAAATCAAAGCTGATACTAAACAGCTTCAAAAAGAATTAAAACAAATAGAAGGTAAAATTAAAGTCACAGGTGCAGCAGGTGGTGCTGCATTTGGTTCAATGGCAGGTAGTTTGTCAAAAGTCAAAGGTCCTGCTCTTGCTGCTGCTGCTGCAATTGCAGCAGTGGTTATACCAATGAAGGTGATAGCAGGAGTTGGTGCAGGTTTTGAAGATTTAAAAGATTCATTAGACCAAGTATTTGGAAGTATTGAAGCAGGTGATAAAGCAATGGAAAAAGTTTTTCAGTTTGCTCAAAATACACCATTTCAAATAGAAGATGCTACAAAAGCATTTATACAGTTAAAGTCAGCAGGTATTGAGCCAAGCATGGATATGCTACAGACATTTGCTGATACAGCATCAACATCTATTGACCAACTTGGTGCATTTGAAGCATTAATTAGAATAGTACAAAGATCAGCAGCAGGTGGTATGGGTCTTGAAGAAATTAATCAACTAGACGATAGAGGTATACCTGCAACTAAAATTTTGACTGAAGCATTAGGTAAAAGTAGAGAAGAACTTTCACAGTTCGGTAAAACTGCTGAAGGTGCAGCAGAAATGGTTAAGATATTAACTGATGGATTACAAGTAAAGTTTGGTGGTGCAATGGAAAACAAGATGGATAACTTGTCAACAAAAACATCAAACATGGTTATTGCTTTTAAACAACTAGCTGATGAGATATTTAAAAGTGGTTTAGGAGATTTTTTAAAAGGATTAGCAGATAGATTAACAGCTTTAGCTAATTCTATAGGGCAAGTTATCAGAAAAGTGACAGGCAGACAAACTCTAGCAGATATTACAGGTCAAACTGACCCTGCATTGCAAGAAGCTAGACTTCGTGAAATGAGAAATGAACAAAAAGACAAACAAAACGTAGCAGAAGCAAAAATTAAAAAAGGCAAAGGTGGACAACCTATAGCCGATAGAAGAAATGCTATAGCTGCAATAATTGAAATAGATTTTTTGCTTGATGAACTCACTACAAAAAGTAACAAAACTTCTGAACAAGTAAAAACTAGTCTTAGCACTTTGTTAGAAGGCGATATTAATTTTATGTCAGAATTTAATAGTCTATTAAAAAATTCAATACCTGAATTGGAACAGATAGACACACAGATGCAAAAAGTTGAAGCAATGAGAGGTAAACTTGGTGAGACAGGTCAACTAATAGCTACAGATGAAGAGATACAAAGAATTTTAGATTTTTTACAGCAAACAAAAGATGAGTTAGCAGAAACTACTAGTTTTACAGATACCATGCAACAAACTATTATTAGTGCATCAAATGCCTTTACCACTGATTTTGTAAATTCATTACTAGCAGGAGAAAATGCACTGGATAGTTTTAAAGATTTTGCAAAAAACATAGTAAGTCAAATCATAGCTACTTTTTTACAGATGGCTGTTGTTAATAAAATTCTAAATAGTGTATTTGGATTAACAGAAACTGATGCTTTACCTACAATTTCTCTCGGAAAAAAAGCAGGTGGTGGAACAGTACAAGGTGGTTCACCTTATATGGTAGGAGAACGTGGTCCTGAAATATTTGTACCTAATACTGGTGGTACTATTATGAATAACATGAACAGCAAAAACGCTATGGGTGGTGGTACACCTATAAA